CAAGTTCCGACTTTAGATTCAAGTTCGAAATAGTATATTGATGTAAGATGATAAGAAGAAATCCTACACCAAATACTAATAGTACACAGAGTCAAAAGAAGAACCATGACTCTTTTATTTCGGTTTTCACCACCTCTACAGGAATATATTTAATAATCTCTGAAACCGGAGTCTCAATGACTTCTTTAATATATTGTACTGTAGGGATGGGATCACCTCATAATGGAAGAGCCAGTACGAGAGTTACGAAAGAGATAGCAATAGCTGTCTCAATAACTCATCGAATAATGAGTGGTCTTCAACGATCATAAATAACTTTCGTCCTACTAACGTATAAAGATTCCTTGAATATATAATATTTTGAAAGCTCAAAATTCTTTCTAATACCAATATATTCGTAGTTTCTAATTTTACTAGTAGGAACTAGGGCTGTACATTCATAATTCACTTTATCCTTGTCTAAGATCTTGTCAATGTTTACTTTAGAGTCCTTCCAAACAGGTGCTGATAGATATACCCAGTATTCAAATGATTGTAAAAAATCATCGAATACTTTTTCTTGGGTTCTATCTGTCGGCCAGTATTCTTTCGGTATCTGTCCAATTAAATCATTATTGAAGATAAATCCGCAGATTTTATCTATAAGATCTTTCAGATCCCTTCTCACATATTTTCCTTTTAAAAGGTGAGAGTTGGTAAAACTCTCATAACTTTCAAAAATATCTTTTATGATATGGTATCCTTCTAATCCTACAGACTTAAACTTTGGACTATCTACTGATGGAATTGATTCACTATCATGATGATAGAGTTCATATGTTCTTCGACTTGGTTCAAGATTCTTGTCTAAAGGTTCAAACAATAGTTCTTTTCACGAAACTAAAGTTTTATCAGTAAACACTAATCCTGTTCCATCGGAGTAAGACTGAGTTTCCCTGTAAACAGGGTAATCAGATGCACCTCGAGTGTCTATAGAAGCATATGAATCCTTTCAATTAATGAAAGCTACATCAATTTTATCAGCAACCTGTATAAACAGGGACATACAACGATTCAATATCTCTAATTGAACAGGTGTCGATACTGCCGTGTTTCAGTCAAAATTAGATGTCAGGGTAATTCAGGTAAATCACCTTCTGAAACCTAACTCTGACCCGGGCATACGTAGTCAAACCAAGTTAACTCTCTGACGAGATGTTAATTCTCAAACATTAACAGTCGCAAATCGTTGTCTTGATTTGTAACCGTACCCCAAGAAGCTCATTAATTGGTTAGAGCTAGCATGTCACTTAACTCCAACTTCCTTAACAAGTGCATTAGAAATTCACGTTGTGATACAATCCTTTATGGGAATCATATCCATGAATGTAGAATTGACAACAAATTTCTTTGCGAATTCTATAACCATTTTTCGTTTACTCACAATGGACTTGGCAAGACCTACTGATACTCCAATCTCTTGAAGTATTAATAAATATTGCTTTGCGACTCGAGAGTCGGCTATTACTATGTCATCACCTAGCACAGCATACCTGTTGAAATCTTTTACTTTTGCTCTCTTAGCGGCAAATCCCACTATTGCGTGATGGACCAATGCCAACATCGCCCATGATGACAGGGCCCCCATAGGTTGACCTACAGCATACTTTAATTTATATTGATTTCTCTTAACTTTATCCATCTTTTTCAAATCACTATTTGAGAGTGATAGATAATAAAATCTATTTACTAACAGATCTTCTCACAAATCACCAAATTCTAAAGCTTCCTTACTTAATGTATTTAATCTTGACTTGATAACATCTCCATAGGTAATAGTACCTGTGGATTTAAGTCAAAATAATTCATAAAGTAAAGAAACTAAAGTCTTTTGTAAT